TAACACCAGCAAATGTGTTGCCTGTGTCGTCGATGTTCAGCGAAGAAGTGTTCATCGCAGGAGCGTAATCAAGAACGCCAGCCATTTGAAGTGCCGAAGCAACATCAGACGAGCAGATGATTACGTTACCCTTACCGCGACGTGTTTCTTTCGCGATCTTGTTGCATTCACGTTCGATTTGGAACAGAAGGCCTTTGAACTTTTCAACTGACCAACGACCGTTTGAATCGGTGTCGAGATCGAAGATACCAGCTGTTGTGGTTCCTTCGGTTGCTCCTTTTTCAGCAGTGATGATGATCGAGCGAACAACTTCACGGTTGATTTCCGCAAGGATTTCACCTGAAAGGATGTTCGAAAGTTCTGATTCTGCGTCAAGACCATGAATCGCTTTCAGATCTTGTGCGAGTTCAAGTGTGTATTCAGCCTTCAGAGCACGTGTCTTTGCAGATACGGTAACCTTCTCGATTGAGAAGCCCATTTCCGGGAAGATGTATGTGCTGTTCGCGCCGAGCAATTCAGCCGAACCAACGAGAAGACCCATTGTGTAGTTGTAGAACGTGTTGCCAGCGTTGTTTGCAGTATCAGGAGCTGTACCAACTGTGTTAGCACCAACTGCAGTTGCTGAACCAGCACCAGTGTTAGCAGCTGTCAAACCAGCGCCGAGACGCGAAGCGTGACCTGTGTTTGCTTCGTTGTAGAAAGCTTCTGCAACAGTTGCATCTGTCGAGTTGGCATACTGTGAACGCATTGCAAAGATCAGACCGGTTGGACCGTTCATCGGCTGAACGCCGCAGACGTCATATGCAATCAGATTTGGCATCGAACGACGTACGAGCGAAATCAGTACTGGATCGAAGTTTGCAACTTGGCCGCTGCCTACCGAGTTGACGTGACCGTCACCTTCGCCAAGCATTTGCTGTGAGCTGCCTTGGCCTGAAGCCTCGCGAAGCGCACGCTCTGTGTTCTCAAGCACTGTCGCTGTGACAAGGCGCTTATGAGCATCTGTAATTTCTGGAAGATCCGAGTGCTCAAGCACTGGCTTCCACTTGTTATTTAGTTCCTCAGCTAACATTTTATTCTCCCTTTATCCTTAGGATTTGTTTATTATTTATTAATTAAAAGTTTTTGGTTTTGGTTCTTGAAATCGCGCTGACATAGTTTGCCATTTCACCAGTTGCTGCCGGTTTAGCTTCTTCATTCAGTCCTTCTGATGCTTCTTCTGTGATAACACCAGTATTGACTTCTTTCTTCTCAGAGAAGTACTTGCCCTTCAGAATATTGAGTTTCTTTACATAAGACTCAGAATCTGTGAACTCGATACCTTCTGCAAGTGTACGAAGCTTTTCTACTTGTGTAGCAGCAAGACCTTCGGTCACTTCGTCGAATGTCGCTTCCATTGTCGCTTCATCGATGACTGACTGTAGTTCTAGTTGCTTATTTACAGACTCGTCGAACTTTGTTTCAAGTTCTTCGATCTGTGCCTTCAATTCACCAACTACATCAAGCTTCTCTTCAGGCACTGTAATGTATGATTCAGCAAATAGATTGTAAAGACCTTCCATGAAGTTCTCTGCAATATCGGCGCGTAATGTGGATTCGACAGCAAGCTTGTTGTCTTCCATCCACGATTCTACTACATAATCGAGATACTGATCGATCTTTGTAGTAATCTCTTCTTTAATTTCTTCTACTTCTTCGTCAAGGCGAGCTTCAAAAGCTTCTTCAAGACGAGCTTCTTCGATCGAAACGCGAGCTGAAACAGCAGCTTCAAAGATCGTAGAAAACTTTTCTTTTGCTTCTTCGGTCAGATCTTCACCAGCGAAAACTTCGTCGATGTCTTCTTTGACCGCATTGAGCGTAGGCATCGGCATTTTCCCCATACCAGGAGTTCCACCAGGAACTGGCGACGAAGGAATACCGTCAGCACTATATTGCTTGATCGAATCGTTAAAGAAGTGCGAAAGATCTTCGCCCTTCAGCTGAGCAAGGAGCGAGCTAAAAGTAGCTAGCATCTCTGCGCGTGTTGGATTCGGCTTCAATGTTTCCGAACCAGCAGATTCATCGATACCGTCTTGAACGATTTCACTCGTATCTTTATTTGACATTTTTGACTCCTTGTAATATTTATTTATTTATTCTAAGTTAGATTTTAGAAATTTTATTGAGGAAGTTCTCAAAAATTTCAAACTTTTTAGCATCGAGCTGTTTAGAAGAAGATGCGCTTTCAATATTTTGTACAACTTGTTCGAGTACTGCAGCCGCATTTTTCTTTGCAACAAGAAGATCATCTTGCCAAACCCACTCAACACCTTCCATAATTCCGTTGACAAACGCATCAGGAGCAGATGGATCTGCAACAATATCAGCGGCTGTGGCGAGATAGAAATCGTCTTGAACTTCATTAATGCCTTCTTTATTTAGCTTCAATGAACCCATACCTCTGGATGAAACACCGAGCTTGACACCTTCTCCGATAAGTCCTTTGGCAATGTTACCCATCGGAGTATCCATCAACTTAGCACGACCTACGAAATTGGTGCCTTCTCTCTTCAAAGAAGTGATCATATGAGATACACGGTCGAGGTTAATCGACGGACCATCAGGATGACCTAATTCTCCAAGAGCTCTGCCTTTCTGAATGTAAGACTCGTCGTAACGATTGACTTCTTTTTCAAGAGTTTCGACAGGATACATACGACCGTTGCGGTTCTTAATGCCTCCTTGCAAGAAGATACCTTCGATGTATACGTTCTTCTTCCCGTCTTCACGAGCTTCTGTGATACATTTCAGATCTTCGACAACTTCTGTGATTAGCTTCATGTTCTTACCTTATCCGAGATATTCTGTTGGAAGAGTGCCAGCTTTTTGTACTTCAAGTAAAACGTAACCATTCGCGGTACCTACAAACTCAACCGTAAGGTTGGCTGTTTGACCGACAGTGAGAGCCATACCTGAACCAGCATAGTCGACATATCCAGCAGCAGCGAACACAGCAACTGGGGTTGTGCCACGCTTGATGATAGCAGTACCGTTCACATCAAGTCCCCAGAATACTTGAGTAATATAAGCTCCGCTGAGTACTTCGTCGCCGAGTGCAAGGCACGTAGAAGTGGCATCTACGTTAGTTGTGATGCTATTACCAGCCACTTTAATCGTGGTATTGGCAGCAGAAACGTGAATAACGGCAGAAGTATTTTTCTTATTTGATGTAATAGTAACAGCCATTATTCACCTCTATAACTGATTGAGAAGTCCAACATTTGCTCGATGCCATCTGCGGTATCGCAAGCTTGCATAAATGCATATTGGTTATCTTCGTTGAGTTTTTCAAAGACCGATACCATCGTTCTCTGATGTGTTTCTGAAATATCAGCCAGCTTAGTAAGCAGACGCTCTTCTTTGTTGAGTGGTTTGTCACCGCGTTCTGCTGTCAACTTAGCAGCAACTGCCATGACTTGACGCTTCTTCTGTGATTTGCCCATAAACTGTGGAGCGTCTGACTTTTGGAAATCTTTAACTACGGTCCCCATCGAAGCTTTCTTCATGTCCAGCTTTTCTTCAATCTCTACTTCTTCAGCAACCTTTGGATGCGATAAACCGTAGAGTCGTTTTGTAGTAGTACGAACGGCTTTTGCTCCACCCTTCCAAATATTATCTTTGAATGACTTTTCAGCTTTGGCTTTGTAGTCAGCAGCTTTTTCTGGTGTATCAAGGATCTCGTCGATCTGATCGGCTTCTTCGTTAGCAATTTTACGAACGGCGTTCTTACGATTGTAGTATTTGCGAGCTCCATCAGCACTGTTGCTTTTTGCAAACAAACCTGGAAGTTGCTTACCGGCTTTTTGTGCGTATGCATCTTTCTTTTCGGCTGAGATCTCGTCGATCTGCTCAGCTTCTTCTTTTCTTAAAGCATCGCCGCGCTTTAGAATCTTTTTACCAGCATCCCACGAACCCATTGAACGTTTACGTAGGCGACGATCGTCATCAACATCAGCTGCGTCGTATGCATCATCTTTCGCTTTTGCTCTGTAACTTCTCAATGTGTTTGTTGAAAGCTCTTCGAGACCTTCAGCTTCTTCGGCAACCTTTTTCTTTTTACGAAGGAGGTGGAAGTCATGAGCATCAACCTTGCCATTCTTATTGGCATCGATCTTATGCTGAGCACCTTTCAGTGCTTCATAAACTTCTTCGTCTTCGCCAGGATTGTAGCCCTTACGGTGCTTCGGACGATCGGCCATCTTGACTTTCGAACCCTTAAAGAGTTCATCGTCATTGCCGTTACGATCGTCAGTCTTCGCAACTACGTGTTTATCGATGAACTTTTGCTCGTCAGGATTTTTGACGACCATTGGTCCAAGCTGTCTTTCATTTAAGAAATCTTTAAGCGTCTTCGCCATCGTCGTCATCTTCCTCTGTGTCTAAGTCTTCAAGATCTTGTAACTCTTCAAGATCAAGATCGTCTAAATTAAAATCTTCGTCTTCGAACTCTTCGTCGTCAATTTCAAAATCTTCTTCGTCGAAGGCATCATCGGAGTCTTCGTCTTCGTCATCGATGTCTTCTGGTTCGGCGAACATCTGCTGAGCATATGCAATGCTCTCATCTTCGAGTCTTGCGTCAATCTTCTGTCTCATAATTGCATCGAATGCGTTTGCAAACCGTGTCGGTTGTTGATCTACGGTTGCTCCAATCAGTTCGTCAATATCCATATAAATTCTCCAAAATTCTTTTACTATTTATAATGTATTTATTTTCCTACCAAATCTGGTACGTTTGGAATAGAAGTAGCCTTCGGTTTGCCGGCTGGAGAAGGAGTCGCATCAGCTGGAGTCGGTTCAGTGCCTACGTCTCCAGGAGGTAACTGTTGTTCATCTGGCCCTATTTCCGGTGGAGCATACTGCGGATTGTCAATTTCTTCTGCAATCTGCTTGTCGATCTCTTCCATATCTTCTTCTGTCTGATAAAGAACGTTACGACGAATCCATTCGTGTGAATAGTATTTGCCTGCATAGTCATCGACATCACGAAGCATCGAGATACGATCACGAAGAATTTCAGTATTTTTCAACTCGGCGAAATGGTTATCTTCAGCATATTCGTACTTAAAGTTAGATTTAAATTCTGACCAATCTTCTGAGGTAATAATACCTTTCAGAATCAATTGTTTCTCGAGAATCTTACTAAAGACTTCTGAGAATCTTGAACGAAGTCGTGTAATGAATTTAGCAAACTTGACTTCATCTCGAGTCACTTCAGTGGCACGACCAAAGTTAAAAGCTTGTTCAGGATCAAGACGAGAAATCGGAACGTTCAGAGCTTTATAAAGCTTACGTTGAAAGTAAACGATGTCGTCGATCTGTCCAAGGTTCTGACCTCCTGGAAGAGTAGTGATTTCTGTACCCTTACCGCCTTCACGACGAGGCAACCAAAAATCTTCGAGCATTGTCATATGCTTACGATCGTCTCTGATTTCGCCAGTTCCTGCGTCGTACACTACCTTATTCTTAAAGCGAGTCATGACATCACGAAGATATTGCTCAGCTTTCATTTTCGGTAGGTTACCAACGTCGATGTAGAAGATACGACGTTCGGGCGCGCGTGAGATACGATAGATGACTAATGAGTCTTCCATCGCCTTTAACTGATTGAGTGGCTTAATCGCCTTTTGTAGATAACCAAGAACCATGTCACCTTTCACATTGACAAGACCAGATGATACGTTGACAATCGAGTCGACTGCAATCTTAATACCTTGAGTAGTAGGATCTTGATAATTCGGTTGACTTGGCGTTTTACCGAAACCATTTTCATTGTAGATGTAGAACTCTTCTCCTGCCATCGGAACAATGACGTTCGAGTCTTTTGCGGCTTTTCTTTTCTTCTGAGTCTTGACTTTACGAAGCTTACGAGGATCTACATAGCGTAGTTCTTGAATGCCTTCTCTTGGCTTCTTCTCGTCGATCATCAAGTGATAGAATATTCTACCATCAACATACCATTTACGGAAAATTTCGTAGGCGTGTTGATTAAATTCAAGAAGTTCAAGTACTGTATCAAACTCTTCGAGGATAAGTTTCTTGACTTTGTCTGGTTGTTCTAAATCATCGAGATTTAAAGATACAGGTTCTTTTTTTGGATCAATCACAACCGCTTCGTTGATGATATCATCAACTGCCAACTCGATATCTGGATGCTGAGCCATCTCTCTATACTTCGAGACGAGCTCTGATTCGGTTCGAATAGAACCTTCCATATCAACATATTGACCGTAAGCGCCACCTTCAGCAAGAACAAGCGCTCCATCATCGTCCTGTTTTGGGGCAAATGATAGAAGCGCTTTTTCTTCTTGCTTTCTTTTAATTTCAAAACCAAATAACTCGGCCATGGGTTCTCCAATTTAAATAACGAAAAAAGTAAGGGTAATAACTACCCTTTACTTATTACTCACCGCCGGCATCGCCTGTCTGTCCGACTTTACCAACTGACCAATAGTCATATTGGAAAGTTACCTGGAACAGTTCGATCTGATCAGTCGTCGACCAATCGAGTTCAATCGGGCTGATATTACTTGGGAATATTCCGTTAAAGTCATAAGTACGGATCTTCGTACCATCTTTACCAAACTGAGTCACTGTGGCTTGTGACTTATAGCCAGGACCAATTTCTCTGACATTGCGCTGCAGACGATTGATCTGATTCGACCATTCTTCCATAGCATTACGAATCAAGAAGTCTTCATCGTTCATGATCGTGACTGTCCATTCGGCGAATGTTCTATCACCAGCTAACTTCATTTGACGACCAAAGTAAAACACTGGA